ATATGATAGATATTTACATAAACTATCTAAAAATGATAGACAAACAAATGGGAACTACATATGAGTATTCCTATAAACAATTTATGTGGCAATTATTGAACGAATTTGAAAAACCTCTTATGAAATCAGTTTTTATGAATGGCCGACAGTGGAGGAAATTCAAAGATAAATTTCTAACAGTTTATAAATAAATAAAAAGGTTGAATTAAATGCCTGCATCTAGAGCAAGAAAATTATCACAGTTGATGTCCGAAGGTGGTTCATTGGACACACAGATTGATTCTGGTGGTACTACTAGTGAAATTGGTGGCGGAGGCGTAACTATTTATGCCACGACAAATGATTTACCTTTAACTGGAAATACATCTGGTGACATGGCATTTGTATCTGGATCACGACATTTTTATGTTCACGATGGAAATGGTTGGTATAGTGTAGCATTAGTAAATGAAAGTCCCTCTGCAATTACTGGAGTTGATACATCATATACACTTGCAACTGACGGAACTCCAACAGTTGTCACAGCGACTTCTACAGATCCAGAAGGTATGCCTTTAACTTGGAGTTACGCAGTCACATCTGGTTCTCTTGGCACAACGGCTACAGTTTTACAGGGAACTGGCGCAAATACAAATCAATTCACAGTTACACCAGGCACAAATGACTCAACGGACGAAGGTACTTTCGATTTAACATTCTCTGCGACAGATGGTGTTAATACAGTTACAAAAACTTCCACATTTAATTTGCAGTTTGCATTTTCAAGTATTGCAGCTGCCTATACTGCAAATGCGGCCGATGGATTACAACTCTTTTCAATTCCTAATGTTAATAATAGTCAGCCGTTCTATGCGAGATATGCATCTTATGATGGAAAAGGTTGGATTGAAATACTATTTAGTGAAGTTGGGGATAGAAGTCATCATAGAGGTGGTTCCAACGGCGGAAATTATGTTGCAAGCGAAGAATGGGCGCCTTCTAGTACTCCTTCTGGTTGGGATAATACAAAATCATCCGCAATTGGTTATATGCGTTCTCACAGAAATACAATTGCTACAATGGGTCCGAATGCCACAACGACTGGTGGGTTAGACTATACTGCAAGCAGCTCGTTTATGATGTTAGGCCCAAATATTAATGCCACAGATGTCGCATTTACTACAAAAAATAGTAAAACAGGAAATGGTTTGGCTGCAACTGGTGCAAATCAGAATAATAAATATCCAGTGATAACATCAACGGGCACCAATGACACTACTACCACAACAAAAATGAAAGATTACTTTACTGGAAATGGCGAAGGTTTTTTTGTATACGGCGGTTGGACTGGAATGTCACCGTCATTGGGAATAGTTATGGCTACTAGAGACAACACAACTAGGGATACGAACCACTGGGGGCCAGTGACCGGAGAAACCACTGGCGGTACTTATTATATGAACTATGGATATAGAGATGGTGGTAGTTATCAGTCTTATCACGTTGGAAATTGGGAGGCATCAACTAGCGCCCATCCATATATAATCAGTTCCACAAACGTAATGAGTATATGGATTTCAGATGGTTAATTAATCAGTAATCAATCCATAGATTTCTTTCCAGTTTTGAACCCGAAGAGCACTACCAGTGTATCCAGAGTTATGTTCATGAGCAACCAAAAGACTTTCTAAACCCATCCGCAAACCAAGGTCTGCGTTCTCAGGTTTATCTTCAACCCAAAAACATCCACAACCAGAGTATTCCAAAAGAGCTTCGTCTTTGTCAGCACCAGTGTCAAGATAGACATACCGTTCAAAGACACTATCTCCAAACAACTCCCGAAGGTTTTTAGTCCGAAGATGTTGACTATATTGATCGTTACTCAAACTAGTAATTGCGTGGAAAATATAACCATGTTCTTCATGAAGTTTTTTCACATATTTGATCGCATCCCGCAAAGGAGGCAATTTCCGAATCCAAGCAGATTCATTGAACATTCGTACCAGCCGTTTTGCCTCGGCCCGTGCAAGTCCATATTTCAAATCCATTTTGTATTCACCTTCTTGGACAACTTCATATCCATGCCGAGTCATCCAACAATCGAAGGCGTACTCCCAATCAAGGAGAACGCCATCGCAGTCAACAAGGATAGTTTTATTTTTTTGAGCAATCATTAACATTCTTTCTTATTACATTATTAATATAACTGATTCGCTCGGAAATGTCAAGCATTATTTTACCGAAGATAGTGAGGTCCAGTCCAACTAACATCATAGTTTTCGAAAAGATTCCCACGAGCAGCATTTCGAGCAGGAGTGTTCCAACCAGCAGCCATTAAGATGTCACCCATGCGGAATTTTTTGTCATTTTCAGTGTTGACAATAAATCCCCAGACACCACCGTTTGAGATAACTTTGATATATTTACTACCAACTGTCCAAGACAATCTGTCGTTAAATTCTTCAATCATAGAAAGATTGTGGGAAGAAAGTTCATTAGAACCAAAAGGCCAAGATTTCGCGGAACGCCTTGTCCAATTTAGATAATCCTCTTTGATAGTTTCAATTAACTCTGATAGTTGATTTTCCACAGCGATTCCTTTTCTCTTGATTACATAACTAATATATGTGATTCGCAATCAAAAGTCAAGCATTAATCTTCGGTTTCTCCCAACAATTTTTCCATCCTTTCACTTTTTCCAAAGTAAAAACAAGTGGCCACAGAAAATAGTAAAATTAACTGCGAAATGAACACTACACCAGAAACAAAAGCGTAATCAGTAAAATATAATTGTAATGCCGATATCATTCCAACAATTGTAGTAACCAACCCCCGAACTCCAAACCAAACAGCGCCGTGGTCCGAATAGTTTAAGGTATGAATTATTTTTATATTGCCTAAAATAACATTTAACGGATAAACCAAAACTAACCACGACAAAACTTCTGTTGCATCAGTCATCCCCTCTGTAGATAACCAAACCAACACTAATATGACTGCATTAAACCCCACTATATTATATCCACACTTTTTACACTATCAACTCTAAAAGAACGCCAATTGTTCACATCCAAATCCCATACCGAAATTGTATTTTTCAAATCTCTTGGTTCTTTGTCACTTTCTGTGACTGGCAATCTATCTTTTACTAGAGTACAATTCATAACTCTTTCTTCACCATTCACTTTTGTAAAAATTATTTTCACAGAATTTTCACGTAAAAGATTTTTTAAAGATGCAGTCTTCGCTTCCCAAGTCATATTATTCTCCTATATCGCCATTGGTGCAGTTAGTTTATCATAATGTTTGTAATCTGTCAACTCAAAATCATCAACGTCATATATTCCTATATGTTTATTTTCATTGATTTTAAGTTTTGGAAACATAAAAGGTGTTCTTTTAGTCTGTTCTCTTACAACATCAAAATGATTTTTATATATGTGACAGTCACCACCAACCCAATTTAATGCAGCTGGCTTAAGTCTACAGTATTTTGCAATTATATGTGTTAGTAAAGAATAACTTGCGATATTAAATGGCACACCTAAAAACATATCGCAACTTCTCTGATACAAAGTGCAAGACAATTCTTTATTATTAGACACATGAAATTGTGCAAAAATATGACATGGTGGTAATGCCATCATATCAAGATCATCAACATTCCATGCGGATAAAATGTGTCTACGTGAATGCGGATTATTTTTTAAATTATATAAAAGTTGTGCAACTTGGTCTGTGCCGTTCCAATCTCTCCATTGTACACCATAGATAGGTCCAAGGACGCCATCATCATATCCCAAGGCCTTGCCTTGATTTTCTGCATTATCTGTCCAAATAGTTCGTTTACCTACAAGTTCTTCTCTTGGTTTTCCGTAATGTATTTCCGCCAAGCGTCTTTCATCATCAGAACCTTCTAAAAACCATAACAACTCAGATACTACACTTTTAAACGCAATTTTTTTAGTTGTAAATACTGGTATGAATTCGCCTAATTCAAATCTCAAAGTAGAATGAAAAATCGATCTAGTTCCAACTCCTGTTCTATCTTCTTTATCTTCTCCTTTATCTAGGATATGATCCATCAAATCCAAATATTCTAACTCGGCATAATTACCAAAACGATACATCAATTCCAATTCTGGTGTATTATCAATCATCCATATATCCTTAATAGCAAATCGTCATAATCCCAACTATGCAGTATTCTTTTATTTTCCAATTGTTTTAATTTGTCTGAACAAATCCAAGTATCACATTCATAATAATCAGGAATAATAGAAACATAAAATCTTTCTACCATATCCCAATATTCTTCCAGTACTTTAGCTCCACCAATAATGAATATGTTTTTATTTGAATTTCTTGTCAACCATGCTCGTGCATCCGTTATACTAACAGGAGTTGTATTTTTGTAAACATTCATTTTTCTACTAGTTATGACTACATTTTCTCTTTTTGGTAGGGGTTTGGGCATCATTGGGTCTTCCCAAGTATTTCTTCCCATAACCACAGTAGAATTTATAGTGTTCGATTTGAACCAACGAAAATCTTTTGAGTTTTTAGGCCAAGGCAAACTACCCTTTAAACCTATTCCCCCATTTTTATCCATCGCAAAAATTGCATTTATCATCCCATTGAAAACTTTTTATTTGGACTCCCCCAAACATTACGAGCATTCACCTTAATGAAAGGTTTGTTTGTTTCGTTTTTATTTGGATTCTCAATTGTTAATACAACATTTTTTCCTGCCAGCCAAGCAGCCTGTTGATTAATCAATCTGAGCGCAGAATAATCTTCATCATTCTTACTGCGCGATTTTGTTTTTCCGATTATACCTTTTGAGGTATACTTATCTCTAGACTTTTTCTTTCCCATTATCATTCCCCAAAGTTTGTGAATATTTTTTTGCATTTTCTTCACTAAGAAAGAATTTACTTGTGACCTCTGGGCCACCTTCTCTCGACCATACAGAAGAAAAGTCTATAAGTCTGACCTCCCAACCATATGGATCTCTTTTGTCACCAACAGGTAAGATTTTTTTGATATTTTTTCTTTTAGACATCATTCACTCCATCAATTTCTAATAATATAACACATTAACCTTGACTTGTCAATTCGATTTTTTCACTTATATTTAAATTTTCTTTTGTTGTCATAAAACACAAAAAAGTAAAGATCAGAGATATCACAAAAAGTGATATACAGAAAGTTTTAAATTTTTTATGTTTTGTTTTCATTTAATAACTCAGGGAATGTTTCTCTTACTAATCTTTCTGTTAAACCAGAAACTTTCAATTTACCCATTATTAATTTTCCAAAGATTTCTGCATCTTTAGCATGTATTCCTTCTAAAAGATATACTAATTGTCTTTCTGCAATTCTTTCTGGCAAATCTTTCACATTTTCTTCATAAAATCTGTGTATTTTTGACATTTCTCTATATAAATTTGTGTTACTATAACCGTGTGGGTCATCAGCCGGGGTGTATTCAGGCAGGGCCTTGTAACCAAACTTAATATTTTTATCAAAAATATGCCTAATCAATGAAACAAATTGTTCATTGTTATTATTTAGTAAAATATTTTTTTTCTCGTTTGTAGATTTTGTAGATGCAATATCTTCAAGAATTTCATACATATGTTTCATATTTAGCCTCTTTAAAATTTGATATTTCATCCATCATCAAAACCATTTTGTTTTCTATAAAGTAGTTAAAAACTTTATTCATATCACCATCAGGCTCTTTACTAAATTCTTCAAGAATCTTATCTTGAATCTCATCAGGTACAAATGAAAGATCAACTAATTGTTCATTTCTTTTATATTTAGATAACATATTAGAGTCACAGAAGTCTTTGGGATCTCTATTAATGTCTAACCACTCATTCAACTTTTTTCTTGATAGAGGTTTCTGTCTTTTATCAGTAACAAAAACATCATCATCAGACAAAAAGTTAGGAACGCCATCTCCACTATCACCACGAATAATATGTTCACGAATGTATTTGTGGGGTTCATCCGTAACTAGATATTTCTTTAGAATAGGACTATATTGAGTTACATTAGGATACCTTTGAAGTTGCTTAAAATCCTTATCCGAAGAAACAATCAAAGTCTTTTCATACTTAGAGAAGTTTTTGACAAGAGTGCCTATGATATCATCAGCTTCTGTTCTTTCTACTTCGATAATTTTGTAAGGAAAATTATCACGCAAATCTTTTTTAGTTTGCGTAATTGTATTGAATATCATACTCCAGTCATAACCAGAGTTTTCTCTAATTTTCTTACGATTGCCTTTGTAGTAAGGAAAGATATCCTTTCTCCAAAAGTTTTTGTTGTCGCAACATAATACAATGTTGCCGTAGTCATTTCCAAACTTTTTCTTGATACTTAAAATACTATTAAGTATCATGTGTTTCACAAGGCCTTCTTCGGCTTCTTGTTTATAGTTGTTTATCTGAACCATCAAGTTCGAAATGACTACTTGGTTTAGATCTACCAGTATCATTATATCACCATTTTTATTTCTATTTATAACGAAATTATAACACGATTCGTAAGTGTTGTCAAGCAATTAAAATGGAATAAATTTACCGATTATTTTTGTAACCTTAATTCTACTAAATTGAGTTTCGTGTCTATTTTCATATGTGTTGTACCTGTGCGATTTGACTGTACCTTCAAATTGAAAACACACATCTTCTTTCAATTCTGGTATTTCTTCTTTATGAAAAAATACACCTTTCTTGCCAGTCCTTGTAATTATATTATAAACAAATGAAGGCCCAAACTGAGAATTGACAGGTTTATAGTTGACTACTTTTGCAAACCATTTTGCTCTTTCCATGTGACTTCCGATATACACTTTGGAAAAATCAACTTCTTCATCAGGCAACATTAAACCACTCCGGCACTTGACGTTTTGTCCAAACCATTTTGAATCTGTCTTGTTTTGTTTGGTAAAAGGCGCGATAAGATTCTACAGGACACTCTAACATACACTCTGGATTAGACTGCATTGCAAGTTTGAATGGCGTTAGAATATTGATAGGAATATTCACTGGTTGTTCTTTAAGCACGTCTTTGAGCAAGTCGTATGTAGAGTGGACTTTTCCATATCTGTATTCATATTCCTTACACAGTGCAATGAAATGATTATAATGCCAGTGATAGTTTGTAACCGATTCCATTGTCCACAACGTAGATGGATGACTAGGATGCACAGCTTTGTAAAGTGTATTTTCTAGTTGACTATTTGGATGTATCCAATAGTCAACCATTCGTTTGCCAGACTTTGATGGACGTTTGATTTTCGTACCATCAAGAATACGATGGGCAGTTGATAACATTTGCGCCGACTCAACAATCATCTTTACAACGTGTTTGTCACATTGTAATTGAGCGGCAACTACGGGGTTGGTATCTAAAACAAATATATTCATACTATTAATATAAGTGATTCTTTACCGATTGTCAAGTATATATTTGCAAATAAAATAAGAATCTACAATATCTGACACTGGATTGCCAATTTTGTCAGATTTAATTTGAAATTCTTCTTGTAAATTTCTTTTCGTTTCAAACAAAAAACTTTCATACATTTTTTCTTTGTTTGCATTGCCTTTTCCAGAGGCAAATTTTTTAATGACTGTTGGCGGAATAACCATATATTTTATTTCAGACTGCCAAAGCTTCCACTTTAACAATCCAGTGTTTTCTGCAATGTGAAAAACTTTACCAGTAGAACCATAACTGTAATCTTCTATTGCGACATTTTTAATATCATTTGATATAAGTATGTCCATTACCCAATCAGATATATAATCATATCTTTCTTCAGGACAATCATAATTTTTTAAAGTAGATTGCCCCTCAAGATTTTTGTCCAGTATTTCTGAAAATTTTCTAATACTTGATAAATAAAATATTTTACAATTATCAAAACTAAATTTGTTTTTTTCGCCATTATATATGCACACCGAAGGTGAGGTGAGGCTATAATCTATTCCTCCAATTCGAACCATGTATCATCATCCATTTCTGCAAAAGAGTCTTCGTCTAATATATAGTCGTCTAAAGACTCTCCGCAGGCCGGACAATATTTTAGTTCTTCATCTTCATCTATAAATTTTACAACAAATTCAACGCCGCAAAAGTTACAATCAACAAATTTATTCGACATTAATTTCTCCTATAATATCAGGAATATTTAGAAAAAATTATGTTTCATACCCCTTTTTAAAAGGATATTTCACAAGCACCACCTTGGCACGCTATTGCTCCCATTGTGTCAATGTCTGTAAACTTTTTAGTTTCCAATTGAGAGTTGAAATCTATATACTGCAAATTTTGTTGTATTTTGGTCCATTTGTGTAACAGGAAAACATCCTTCAAGCAATATTCTGCATCTTTCACATCTCCATTAAAATAATTGTCTGCAAATTTTTTAAATCTACGAACCCATTCTGCACGCAAATCAGACAACTCTCCACGATATTGTTCATCCATCTGCGCAACCATAGTTGCCTCCCATAAATCATTGAATCCTTTTCTTGTATCAACAATTAAACCAGAAGCAAACAGCGCGGCCTTACCATACTTATTAACAATTTCTTCTTCTGTTAAAACTTCAGTCATAGGTGCTTGGTTAAAATCTTTGTCTCCAGAACCAGATAAGAATGAAATGCCGGCAAACCATTCCCTATTTTCATAAACATAATCTTCAACTTCATTCCATTTGTGGGATGGGACTGTTACAGTATTAGACACATTATGTCTTACAGTTGGATCGGCACACAAATCTTCATTTGTACCATACTCCACCCAATTCTGTTGTACCAACTTAACTTTTTCCAATAGACTTGAACCATAAAGATCTTCCTTGTATAGAGAACCTTTTGGACTTATTACTGGAAATCCAATACAATAATCAGTGCGACTACTAGACCATACAGATTCTTCAACCATATATGGATTTGTTTTTGCGAGTAGTTGTCCTACTTCGGATTCTTTATTCATTTGCACATGCCGAATATATCTTGGAGAATGTTCTGCATGAATTCCAGAAGCAGTCTGTAACAATACAGAAGCGTTACCAGATGGTTTTACACATGTGGTTCTTGCCGCAGCATTGATTCCAATAAGTGCAGCAACTTCTTTATTAACTTTCTTAACAATTTCTGCGCCTTCTTTTTGTGTTTCTGCGTCTAAAAGAACCTCTGGATTGTTCATCCAACCAGTGATAGACACACCCAACAGAGCCTCTCTTTCAAAGATTTTTTTAGATGCCTCTGATATATATTCAAATCTTGTGTATCCTGCTTGTAATGTACCTAGAATTGCAGCTGCACGACATGCCTTAAAGAATTCTTCTTTTGATGTGCATTTACCGCCGTTGATTTCGGTAAGGTTACATCCTTGCCAACCTGATTGACCATCAATTTGTGGAAACATTCCAATTTCAACGCAAGGATTTGTGGTATGTTCTTTACTATCAACAAAATAAAATCCTGGCTCACCAAACTCTTTAATTGGTTGCATTAGTTTACTAAATTGTTCTTTAGTGATTTCATTCCTAACAATAACAGCAGAGTTGTTACTGCGACCTCTTTGTGGATTATCGATAAACCAATTTCCGGTTTTTGCATTCATCATTTCTTCATCATCTGGAGAAAACAGTGCAATAGTTGCACTACGTCTAACACCACCAGCAAGTACTGCATCTGCTGAGTGCATAGAGATATCATATACATGAATAGGTTTCAATTCAGTGACGCCAGAGAGCACCAATCCTTGAAGGAGGTGTTCAATCTTATCCAACGCTTTGCGCAATGGTTCGGGGCCTGGTGCCTTGAATCCACCAGAAATTTCTGCACCTTGCGGCCTAATTTTAGAAAGGTCAAAATATACTTTACGGCCTTCGAATTCTGGATGAGTGCCACCACCAACAAAATAAGACGACATAAGAACAGACAAAGAGTCTGCCCAACCTTCAATAGAATCCTCTACTACATATCCTTTTGCCTGCTTCTTTCTTTCTGTAATATTCGGTAGTTTTTCGACGTGGTGTTTTTGCACAGAAAATCCTGCGCCGGCGCCGCACAAAAGAATATAAAACAATTCTCCAAAGAATGCCGCACGATCTGCGTAAGATGATGTGCAGTTATACATACGCATTTGATGTTTCAACAGTTGGTCTCCACCAAACTGCAATGCTCTCTGAGCACCCAGTGCATACTGCAATTTATATGCGGCCTCAGCCTCGTCAATTAATAAGGAAAGGTTGTCAGTCATTTTATCTTTATAGTACTGACGGTGCATTTCCATAACTCTAGCAACCGATTCATCCCACGTTTCATATCTTTCATTGTCGTCATTCCATCTAGAATATGCCTCATAAAATTTTGATTGTGACATAATGGAACGAGTATCCGTTTCCTTAATTGTATTGACTACTTTAAGCATATTTTTTCCTCTAATTTTATATATTTAACACTTTTTCCAACTAGCAAATTCTAGTTTGGCTTGAAGACCTGCGAAGGTATTTTTACTTATAATCTGTTTCAGTTCAACACTACTGATTCCAGACAAAATTATATCGTTTATATCTTTTTCTTTAATTTTTTCTGGCCATATTACACAATGATATTTTGAATCTATAATGTGTTGCATTCTATCTACAATCTGTTTATTTCTTGGTTCATTGTCCATCACAAAAACAACATTTTCATACTCATCAAACAATGATATATCGATATCAGACCCCATCATAGCAACACAATTATCGATGAATAAAGAGTCAATCGGGCCCTCTACCACATATATTGTTTCGTCTTTATCAATTCTCTCGATTCCAAAAATTTTTGGTTTTTCTTCGTCTATTTTGATAGTAATATATCTCATATCACTATTACCCAATGCACGTCCTTGCAGTGCAATAACATTACACTCCTCGTCAAAACTAGGAATTACAATTCTTTCTTCTTTTATTAGTTTATCATACCCTTCGGTTAGTGAGTTTACCAACTTGTGAAAATCGTTAGTATAATAGATTAAATCTAGTCTGGGTATTTTTCTATTCTCGCAATATACTCTTGCGGAATGGTTTACTGGCAAGTCGGATATTTTAATTGCATGTGAAAAATCACATACTTTTTTCTTAAAAACAGGGGATTCAAACTTAAATTCTGGTTCTTTTAAGTTTTTTCTTTTTCCAGTTTGTCCGTCTTTCCATTTTTCAAACACATATTCTTTATACAAAACGGGGTCAACAATCTCCATAAATTTGCCCAAAGACATACTTGCCCCACAGTTGTGGCACATATAATTGAAATTATTTTTCCGTAGATAGATATATCCACGGGCCTTGAATGTTTTCTTTTGGGAATCTCCACACAATGGACATCTACAATTGAAAAGATGGTCTCTTTTCTTTGCAAATCTATCCAACTTGTGTGATAATCTTGAGATATAAATTTGGTCAATATGAATCATAAAGACCAATATACATTAACAATACAGTTTTGTCAATAGTTATTTTATTGAAATTGATCTCTCAAAGTTTCTCGCAATTCAGCTCTAGTTACAAAAAGTGCCATATCTTTTTGCATCTGATCTAATTCATTTTCTATCAAAACAAGTTTTTGTTCTTGTCTGTTTAAAGTATCTCTCAAAGAAATAGACTCTGAAAGAACTTGTGCAAGGCCCACCTTAACGTCTACTAATCCAGTACCAACCCAAGATAAAAATCCGACAATGAGAATCATTCCCACAGTCTGAATTCTTGTTTCTAAAGCCTGTCCACTATCTCTTTTATCTTCGGACATAAAACCTATTCCTTTTATTATTATTGTTTTTCGTAATAGTTTTTATATTGTATTATCACCAATTTTTGATCAGCCATATATCTTTTCATTTCATTCACATTCAAAGTCAGGGATTTATAACCATCTTCATCAAACGCGAATAGTGATAGTGCTTTACCACTTTTTTCTAACTTTTCCATAACATCATCAAAGTTATCTTTGGTTATAATTATAACTTCAAAATCTTTCCATTCAAAAGGTTCTGGCATACTCAGATCCAAAGGGATCTTTTCTACTGGTACTTCTTTTGTTACTATTTCTGTAGGTTGTGCGGCACATCCACCCAACAACATTATAGTCAATATTGTAATATATTTAGTCATTTTCGTTTCTCATAATATCTAAAACTCCACTCTTTAGAGAATTTTCAATATCTTTATTTATGATATTCTGAACAAGGCCTGGTTTTTTTTCGGCAAGATATCCTAAATCATGGTCTGATAATTTTTGTCGCAAAGTTTTAACTTCGCCTTCGAGTTCATTTCTTTGACTTTCTACTGTCCTAGAAATACTCATAACTTCTTCAACATTTTTTTGAAGTCTATCGATTTCTTCGTCTTTTGCTTTGACGGAATCTGTAAGTTTTGACTGATTTATTTTAAGTACACTTATAGTACTTTGTAAGTTTTGCACATACATCCAACCACCAGCAGCAATCACAATCGGCAGTAATACCACCAATACTTTAAATCCAGTTAACATATTAAATCTCGTTGTGTCTATACAATATCATCATTGTCCCAAATTTATTGTCCATCAGAACAACCCTTTTTTTAGGGTTCTTCTTTATATAGTCTCTGATTGGCTCTGCTTCATCAGATTCTATGTAATTTTTCCATCTTGCGTATTTTTTCTTACCTTTAAGTAATTTAGTATATGTATCATTTTTTACACTAAAAACTCGCATACCACCAAAGTTTTTGGGTGGATTCAGTCCAAGGCCTGCAAGATTGCTCGCATCTCCTACCGAATTTGCAATTTCTTCATTTAACATAATAGTTTGTTGTTCTCTTTCAAGATGATTAATATACTCACAAAGACATTCTTCCATCATTTCCAAATCATCTTCAGACAAACCTTCTTTGTTTTCTCTGAG